CAAATCGTTTAATTTAAACCTAATTTTTTTATTAAAGATGTGGAGTTTGGGTTTATCCCCAATTTGGATAAAATGACACAAGGCGAGTTTATAGACGTTTCAAATTATGGGACAGATGTAAAAGAATTGCATAAGTTAATGGCTGTTTTATTTAGACCAATTAAAAATAGAGATGCTTTTGGTAATTATGAAATCATAAATTATAAAGGAACTAAACAATATTCTGACATTATGAAGCATATGCCATTATCAATTGTAAATGGTGCATTGGTTTTTTTTTCGAGTTTAGCCAACGAATTAGTGAGTTATACGCAGAAATATATGGCGGTGGAACAAGCGAAGGAAAAAGTGCATCAGACTACTTCGATAAATGGGGGTGGTATGCCACGATTGAAGAATTGGCTAAAGGCAAAATTTGGAAAATGAAACAGATTGAAGAAATGAATGTACACGAAGTTCATTTATTTCTTTGTCATAAGATTGACAAACAAAAATTGAAGCATAAGATAATGACGCAAACCAATAATAGTATTGAATTATGAACCAACTAACAACCCTTTACTACTATCTTAAACAATTAGCCGAATCGGATGATTTTGTTAACTGTGTTATGAAGACACAGGATATTGATTTAAAAAAAGAAGTAATGTTTCCTTTGGTTAATATAAATATTGTATCAGGTGCATTTACTAACGGTCAAACAGTTCAATTCAATATTGAGTTAGCTTGCTTTAATCAGCGTGATATTAACAAAGAAATAAATATAGATGATTTCTGGGGACAAGATAATGAAGTGGACAATCATAATTTATGCGTGGGGGTATTGAATCGTATGTGGTTGAAAATGTACACTGATTTTGAAGACAATAATATAACATCAAGCGAAAATCCAACTTTTGAATTAGGATCGTTTGAAGGCGCAAAATTAGTTGATGGCGCAAGATTGACCTTTGTTATCGAAGTGCCAAATACAGAATTGTCATTGTGTAATTAAATATAAAATATATGGGAAATTTTAAAGAATACAGACGAAGTCAAATTGCAGAAATGCGAGAAGTGACAGAAAAAGATATAATTATATTTAATAACCACGGATTTATACATATATCAGAATACCCATTTGGTAATAATATATCTATTTCAGATGCAGATAAAAACAATGGAAGCCCTAAAATTGGCGATATGATTGCAAGAAATCCAAAAGACTATTCCGACCAATGGTTAGTTGCTCTACAATATTTTAAAGATAATTTTGAAGCGTGTCAGTCGTAGATGAATTAAATAAATTCGGTGCTTATGTACAACAACAAGCCAAATCGAATCTTTCAAAAAAGAAAAAGAAAGACACGTCTAAACTTTACAACGGGATTAATTACAAGACAACCGAGACAAAGGATGGCGCAATATTAACTTTTGATTTCAAAGATGCAAATGATTATTGGGAGTTTGTAGATAAAGGAGTGAAAGGGGTTAGTAGTTCAGCAAAAGCACCTAACAGTCCTTTTAAATTTGGAACAGGAACAGGTAAAAAAGGCGGTTTGACAAGTGGAATCAATGGTTGGGTTTCACGAAAACGGATTCAATTTAAAGATAGGAGGACAGGACAATTTCTTTCGTACAAGTCAACCGCTTTTTTAATAATGAGAAGTATTTGGAATAAAGGATTAGAAACAACAAACTTTTTTACCAAACCATTTGAGCAAGCATTCCAAAGATTACCCGATGATATTTATGCAGCCTATGGGTTGGAAGTTGATAAACAATTAAAAATAGCATTGAAATTATGATAAAATCACTATCTAATTATTATTTAACAATTCCATTTGTTGACCCTTCTTTAAGCGTGTTGCTTGGTAGTTTAGCGTGTTCAAAGTACACGCTAAAAATATATGTATGGGATGGGTTAAAATCAGCTATCCCAGCTACAGCAAGCTATGAAATGACCAAACAAAATATAGCTACATCAAACGGGAGCGATAAGGTAAGCATTTCTAATTTGATTAATGATTATATTGACTTTATGCCAACACTTATGACAGGCACGGGGATATATGACGGCAATAATCAGAAGTGGGTATCTTGCAAATTAATTTATACTACCGTAGATCCATTAACAGGCGATGATATGGTTAGCGATGAATTAGACTTTTTGACTGATTTAATGGTGCAAGGGTATGCTGGCGGTTTAGATGGAGAGAATGGACAGACACCAACTAGTAAGGTATTTATTTCAGGAGACGACCTTAAAGCTTATCGAAGTGGTAATTTCATAGTTCCTGTTTTGTTATCAGAAAGTACAGTTTCAGAAATTACTATAAAGTCATATCCTGATTTAGAAATTGACGAAACAATAAACACTCCATCCACAACAAACAGCGCAGAATTAGTTCAAAATATATGGATAAATTTATCAGAAACTTTTACCGATAAATATGTAGAGGTTACTTATAATGGAGTTACAAAAACATTGCTGATAACAGATGAATACAAATATACTCCAATGGATATTTGCTTTCAAAATAAAGAGGGTGTTTTGCAAATAATTCCTTTTTTTAAGGCTAAAACAGAATCCTTAACAATAACAAGCGAGGACTTTCAAAGTGACAGAGGACAAGCAATAGACGGCAATCATCAAATGGTAACTTATAATGTTCAAGGGAATTCTAAGTTCAAAATGAATAGCGGTTTTGTTGATGAATCAATGAATGAAAATTTTAAACAATTGTTTTTAAGCGAGCGAGTTTGGCACTTTGACGGCACTAATTACATTCCTTTGAAATTAGGTAGCAAATCTTTAGAATATAAAACAAGACTGAAAGACCGTTTGATAAATTATGAAGTCGAGTTTGAATATGCTTTCAACGAAAAAAACAATGTGTAATGGATGTGAATATTTTTATAGGCAATTTTAAAATTGATTTGTTCAAAGACGAAAACATTGAACTCAATTCGTCTGTGGCTAATATTAATGACATTACAAAAAACACAACCGATTATTCTAAAACGTTTACAGTTCCAGCAACTCACAACAATAATAAAATATTCAAACACTACTACAATGCAAACATAGATAATACTTTTGATGCTAGAATTAAACATACTGGACGCATTGAAATGAATGGCTTGCCTTTTAAATATGGTAAATGGAAATTAGAAAAAGTCAGTGTTAAACAAGGCAATCCTTATGCGTACACAATTACTTTCTTTGGGAATCTTGTTTCATTAAAAGATAAATTAAGAAACTACGAACTTAAAGACCTTGACTTATCGGCATATAATCATACATACAATCCAGACAATGTAAAAACAGGTCTTACGTCATCATTATTTAGTGGCGCAATAGTTTATAATTTGTTTTCAAAAAAACAATTATACTATCGTTCAGGCAGCGAAAATATAAATACTAAAACACTTGCAAACATTGCTTACACAGGCGGTGTAAATACAGGTGTGAATTATGATTTGCTAAAACCTTCTATTCAATTGATTAAAATAATTGAAGCGATAGAAACTGATTTTGGCATTACTTTTTCACGTGACTTTTTTGGTACGTCAGAGTTTCAAAACCTGTATCTATGGGTAAACAATTCTAATACATTAGTTAATACAAATGAAGTAAAAATCAATTTTACAAACACAGGCACAATTAGCAGCGGTGTGTTAGATTTGGTTGAGGACACCTATACACCTGGCAGAAAAAGAATTTATGGACTTATGCAGATAGTTCCAAGCGCAGGATATGAAAGTGTCGTTTATAAAATTGAAAGAAAGATAGACGACAACCCTAAGGGGTACTATGCTAATCTTGTAGGTACTACAGAGACATTCTATAAAATAGATAGAGATAGCGGAAAACATAGTTGGTATGTAACTGCTAACGAAGAGTTTAAGTTTACGTCTAGGTTCACTATTGAATATCTTTATGAATCTTATAATGGTGTGGCGTCTTTCCCAGAGCAAACTGTTTCAGGGCAATTCAATATATCATTGAATATGCCTAAATTGAAGTTGATTGATTTTCTTAATGGATTGTTCAAGATGTTTAAATTGATTGTTGTTGCAGATGAATATGACAATATCTATATTGATACCTTCAATAATTTTTATGCACAAGGCAATGTTTATAAAATAACTAAATCTGTTAAAACTGATTCGTTGGAAGTGTCTAGAGGCAATCTATTAAATGAAATTAACTTTTTGTTCAAAGAACCAAAGACATTATTAAACAATCAATTCAAAATAAATACAGGTCAAGGATACGGAGATGAAGCCACGCTGTTAACAGACGATGGTACACCGAACGGCACGCCATTAGAAGGCGATAGTTTAGTAATAGAAGTACCTTTTGAACAGTTTGTTTATGAGCGATTGCCTGATTTGAATGGCAATGAATTAACTAACATTATGTATGCAGGAATATTCGATGACAAAATCGAGCCTGTTAGTCCAGAAGCGCATATTTTTTACAATGTAAACCAGTCAATAGGTTCAAAATCAATAGGATTTATAGATGATTTAGGTGTAAAAACAGAGCTAAACACTACAATAAACACACCATCGCACTCAATTGATTTCGTGCTTCCTGATTATAATCTTAATTTTGGAATAGAAAATAATGAGTGGAACAATGTGGCGAGCGAAAAGACACTTTATTCTAATTATTATTCACGATATATTGAATCAATTTTTAATATTAAAAGACGGTCATTTGCTTATAAAGCAATTTTACCATTAAGGATATTGCTAAAATTAAAGTTGAATGATGTTTTAGAGATAAAAAATAATTATTATCGAATTGATAATTACAATCTTAATTTACAAACTCGGGAAATATCTTTGAATTTAATAAATTCATTCGATACGAATATAAATAGCTATAACGCTTCTCTTACCGAATTATACGCAGACTATCACGCTCAAAGGCAATCAGTATCTATAACAAATATCGGAAATTCTAGTTTAAATGATGGAGGTGTTGCTTGGTTGACGATGACACAATTAGGAAGTAATGTTTATTATGATTTTGACGAAAACAATACGGACGAAATAAGAACGATAAACACGACTATTACTAATTTAGAAACGTTGCAAACAATAAATATTTTTGTAACTCAAATTACTAAACCATTAACAGCAGATAGCAATTTAATAACCGCAGACAGCAACTTAATAACAGCAGACAATGGCTAAACAAGATATTAATTACGGAACAACGGCAGGAGACGGAACGGGAGAAATATTATTCAATGCTTTTAAAAAAGCAAAAGAAAACTTTGACGAGTTATATGACGCTACAGGTTGGCAGTCAAGAGTAGATACAACAAACACCCAAACAATACCAGCAACAACATCTACTTTAGTACCTATTACTATAGGACTTGAAAGCAATGGAGGAATTAGCTTATTAGATGCTAATTCAAAAATAATACCGATTCGGGCTGGAGATTATATTCACGCTGATTTTTCATTCACGGCAGAAACACCCTCTGGAGCAGACCATTATATTCATATTGCTTTTATTGTTAATAGCATTATTTATAGATCCGTAACTTTTCCTTTAGTAAAAGGTACAGGAGTAGATGAAAATTGTTCTGTAAGTTTTGGGTTGCCTGTTGGAAGTGATTTTTTTACACACGGTGGTGCTTTTTATGCTTATTCTGACGTTTCAGTAGTTATTAAAAACAGATACATCTCAGTATCTTTAGGACATAAATCATTATGATAGCAGAAATTATAAAACTGTTACAATCAAATCCATTTTATGGAGCTGGTAAATTTACAGAAATTGCAAAAGGAAAAAACGAAATAACAACGTCAAGGAATTTCTTTGAAAAACTAAAAAGAGAATGGCGATCACTAAAGAAATAAATGTAGTTGTAAAAGAAACAGGTTTAGATTCTGTAAACGCAAAAGTTGAAAACTTAACAAAATCAACTGAAGAATTATCAAATACACAATCTAAAAATAGTAAGTCGGCAAAACTTAATACTCAAGCTATTGGCGAAATTGCGCCTGCTTCAACGTCTGCAGTACAGTCTTTACTAACTATGGGTAAGGCGATGTGGGCTATTGTGGCTAATCCTATAGGTGCTATATTGACTGCTATAGTAGCTGTTGTTTACTTATTAGTATCAGCATTTAAAACTTTTCAGCCCTTAGTGGATAAGGTAGAACAAGGAATGGCAGCTCTTGGAGCTGTTATGAATGTTATTAAAAACACATTTATAGCAGTTGTAACAGGAACTAAGTCTTTGGGCGATGCTTTTGGCGGATTGAGTAACGATATGAGTGACGCTGCTAAAAGAACTATAGCGTTAACTAAAGCTCAGCAAGACCTTGAAGATGTTATGAAGTCACAAGAGGTTACAACAGCAAAACAAAGGGCAGAAATTAACAAGCTTAATGTTATGGCTAAGAATAGAAACTTAACCGAAACAGAGAGAATAGCACTTCTAAACAAGGCAGAAGGAATTGAAAAAAGTTTATTTGATAAGCGTGTAAAATTAGCAGATGAAGAGGTTAGAATAGCTAGAGAAGCAATCGCAATAAAAGCTAATTTTTCAAAAGCAGAAATAGAATTCCTAAAAAAAACAGGCGATAAAACAAAAGAATTAGCAGAAAGCAGAGGTGGTAATTATGACGAAGAGTATGACAAACTAAATAAAGCTAGAATAGCACGAATAGCTTTAGAAGATGAATCAACTGCTAATTTAGAAAAGAATTATAATAAACAAGATGCGCTTGCACAACGTCAAGAAGATGCAGCACAAAAAAGACGAGAAGATGCAAGGGCAGCAGCAGAAAAAGCTAAAGAGGAGCGTTTAAAAAGATTTGAAGACGAGCGCAAAAAATCAGAAGATGAATTAAAATTATTTAATGATTTTCAAATATCAATCAATAATGCAAAAATGCAAAGTAGGATTGATGATACAGAAGAAGATCAAAGAAGATTGAATGCTATATCGGCAGAAATAGATGCTATCGAAGAAGCGAATCAAAAGAAAATAGAGTCGGATAGAATTGCGTCAGAAAAAAGAATTGCACTTGAAAACCAAGTAAAAGATGCTAAATTTCAAATTGCAAACTCTATTTTTGATTTGGTCAATATGTTTGCTAAAAAAGGAAGCAAACTTGCTAAAGGCGTTGCAGTAGCACAAGCAACGATGAATACTTTTCAAGGAGTTACAGCAGCACTTTCTGCACCAACAACTATACCCGATCCATTTGGGACACCTGTAAAAATAGCAAATGCGACACTAATAGCAGCTACAGGATTTATGAATGTGAAAAAGATTTTATCAACTAACGAACAAGGCAGCGGAAGCACAGGCAGCGCATCTGGAAGCTCAACACCCCAAGCACCTTCATTTAATTTAGTGCAAGGCACGGCTAGCAATCAAGTTGCGCAATCAATAGGTAAACAAATGCCAGTTGAAGCTTATGTAGTTTCTAAAAATGTTTCGACAGGATTGGAATTGGATAGAAATATTATTAAGAGTGCAAGTTTATAACAATATTAACACAATTTAGTTTAATTATAAATAACAATCAATTATGAAAGAAGCAGACATTAAATTAGCGTTTGAAAAAAATGTAGAATTATCTATAAGTTCAGATACTGAATCTAACATAGATAAAGGTTACGAACTTATAAGTAAAGGCAACGACTTGATAAAACAAGCTAATTTGGCTTTTACAATGGCTGCAACTTCTTTTAATAAAGGAGTTGAGTTTGCGGATAAGGGTATTTTGGCTAAAAAAGAATTAGGGGAGGACACGAAGTTTTATGACCAAAAAAAGCAAATGGCAAAAGACGGATTATCTAAAGCAAGCAAAGGTAAATCAATAAATGTAGTTTAATGAAAACCTACCAAGCCAAATACAACCCACTTACAAACAAAGGAGTTTACGGAATTTCTTTAGTTGAAAATCCAGCAATGGAGGGTTTATTTATTGCATTATCGAAAGACGAGGTTATCCAATTCAAAACGGTTGACGAGGAACAACGTATTTTGATGGGTTTGGTATTAGAACCAAACAAACCTATTTATCGTAATCAAAACGGCGAGGAGTTTAATATCGTTTTTAATGAGGAAACTATAAAAGAATTGTCTTATGGTTTCTTTAAAAACAACAATCACTCAAACAGTACCATTGAACACGATATAGACCAAAATATTAAAGGTGTTACTTTTACCGAAAGCTGGATAGTTGAAAATCCAACAAATGATAAATCTAATAACTTTGGTTTTAGTTATCCAAAAGGTAGCTGGGTTGCGGTTATGAAAGTCGATAGTGACGAGGTTTGGAATGATTATGTTAAGAGCGGTAAAGTACAAGGCTTTTCAATCGATGCGATGCTTTCATTAGAAGAAGTCAAACTATCAAAAAATCAAACTACAACTGGTATTGACATTTGGTTTAAAGATTCAATGATTACAAAAGGCACAAACGTTCAAACTTTGGATGGTAAAGATTTGTCAGACGGGACTTATGAACTTATGACAAATGTAATAATCGATGTAGCAAACGGCGAAGTTATAAATTTAAAATCAAATATAGAAATGAGTGAAACAAAAAGTTTATTAGAAAGAATTCTTTTAGCGGTTTCCCCCAAACAGGTCGAAATACAATTAGGTTCGATTATGTTAGCGGATGGAAGTGTTAAGATTGAATTTGAAGGAGATACCCTAGCACCTGATATGGCTATTTGGGTTGTCGCAGAAGATGGCACTAAAGTACCCGTACCAGTTGGAGAGCATCCATTGGAAGACGGAACTATTTTAGTCGTAGAAAACGAAGGAATTGTTAAAGAAATCAAACCAGCAGCAGAGCCAGCAGGCGAACCAGCACCAGCGCAAGATATGGGGAGCGATGGCGGTAAAGTGTCAAATGATGCTAAGATTGCAAGCGAGATTGAAAGCGCTATTAAATCAATATTGATTAAATACACAACGCAAGAACAAACGATTGCAGAATTGAAAGAACAAATTGCAGAATTATCAAAACAACCAGCAAGCAGACCGATTGCAGGAACTCCTGTTCAAATGGCACAAAAGGGGAAATTTTCAGATTTACTAAACAAACTTAACAATTAATAATAATGGCAACAACAAGAGTTTTCGGAAAACAAGACACCGCTAAAAAAATTAAAACAATCACAGCGGCAACAACTTTGACTTCTAATGATAGTGGCAAAGTTTTAATCCTAAATGCAGCAGCAGGCAAAGTGGTAACACTTCCAAGTGTAGCAGTATCAGGATTCAATTTGAAGGTAATTGTAGGAGCATCTTTTGCAACTACCAATTTTACAGTAGTAGCTCCAACAGCTAAAATACAGGGCGGTGCAATTGTCAATTCTGTATTCGTGCCAGCAGCAGATGAAAATACAATTTCATTCGTAGCAAGTGCAGAAACAGTTGGAGATTATATCGAAATCGTTTCTGACGGTACAAACTTCTATGCAAACGGAGTTGGAGCATTAGCAGGATCAGTAACATTCACATCAGTTTAACAAATAAAATAAAATATAAATGGCAACAACAGTAGATATTACCACTAACTATGTGGGAGATGTAGCAGGCGGTTATATCGCAGCTATGATAAAAGAAAGTAACACACTTTCACAAAATTTAATTTCAATTATGCCTAACGTGGTTTCGACCGTGTATATGCGTAAAATTGATGTAGGAGATGGATTCGTTGATTACTCTTGTGGATGGGAACCAAGCGGAGATTTGTCTTTGACTGAATACGCTATTACTCCTAAAAAAGTAATGTGGAATCAAGAAATGTGTAAAGAAGATTTTAGACAACTTTGGAGCGCAAAAGAAATGGGGTTCTCTGCTCATAACGATGCTTTACCATCAACAGAACAAGCAGCGATTTTACTTGAAATGGGTAAAGTAGTAGCCCGTAAAATTGACGTTGATATTTGGGAAGGCGATAATACAGCAGGTCGTTTCAATGGATTGATTCCTCAATTGTTGCTTGATGCAACTGTTATTGATGTAGAAACACCAACAACTATCACAGATGCAAACGTTGAAGCAGAATTGGCAGATTTTATCGATGCTATTCCTGACGCAGTTTTAGGAGCAGCCGATTTAGTTATGGGAGTTTCTACAAACGTTGCAAGAGCGTTGAGAAAAAAACAAGGTGCTTTTGCTCGCTCAAATGGTACTTTTGAAAACCCTTCTGAATTTGGATTCAATGGTTATACTTTGACTGAAATCAAAGGATTGAACGCAAATACAATGGTAGGTTATGCAAAATCAAACGTTACTTTCGTAACAGGACTTTTGGCAGATCACAACGAAATCAAAGTTAAAGATATGGACGAAACCGACTTGTCAGGAACTGTAAGAACTAAAGTAGTTTTCACAGGCGCAGTTGGTTACGCTTACGGTGCTGAAATCGTACTTTACAGAGGATAGTCATTAGAAACAAAGGGGGATTGGTTTCCCCCTTAAAATAATACATATATAATTATGGCTTGTGATTTAACAGCAGGAAGGGCGAAAGCTTGTAAGCAAGGTTTAGGAGGTTTAGGTAAACTTTATCTTTTTAACTTTGTAGAAGATCCATTCACAGTAACGGCAGGAGTAGCAACAGCTATCAATCCATTGCTTACAACAGTATTCGAGTACGAACTTGAGGGTGACGGGAACAACGTTTCTGAAAGCCAAGTCCCTGATAGAAATACAGGAACAACGGTAAATACTCAAACGAGTACTTTTGTTTTGAAAAAAATTGATGCGGTAACTTCGGCACAAATGAACTTATTAGCTTATGGATTCCCGATGGCGGTTGTAAAAGACCGTAACGGTATTTATCACGCTATCGGAATCGATGATGGTATTGACTTTACAGTAGTTCAGTCTACAGGTGGAGCAAAAGCCGAATTAAACGGATATACTTTGACAGGAGTATCAACAACTGGAAGTTTATCGCCAAAATTAGATTCAGCGACAGTAACAGCGTTTTTGGCTTTGGTATAATGGTTTTTTTGGATTAGTTAATTTTATTAAACCCGAATATAACAATATTCGGGTTTTTTAGTTTAATAGTATGATAGTTTTAAACCCAACAGATACAGCACACGGATTTAACTTTATCCCTCGATTTATTCCGAGTGATGAATTGACTTTATTACTATATAACGAAGCTACGCAACAATCATCAACTATTGAAACGTTGTATGTTTATGCAAATGGATTGGCTACAATTACTTTTGATTTAGAATGCGCAGAAAATCAAAAATTTCAAGTTAAACTTATGCAAGGCGAAGATGTTATTTACAGAGACAAGATATTTGTAACATCGCAGAATACGCAGGAATTTAAAGCAACAAAAGACCATTACTATTATGAGTAACGATATAAGATTATTACAATTAAGCAATTATGTACGTCCAAAATTAGAAGAAAACAAATCTAAGAATTGGGTATTGAATGGAAAAAACAATTCATTCTATCAATACATAATAGACCGCTTTAATGGTTCGCCAACAAACGCTGCCATCATTGACAGTTACGCTAATCTTATTTATGGCAATGGTTTACGTTCACGAAACACCAACACATCTGCTTGGATTAATTTTATATCAAAGTTTCAACCTAAAGAGGTTCGTAAAATAATTTACGATTTTGAGTTATTTGGAGAAGCATCGTTTCAAGTTATAAAAGCCAAAAATAAGAAAAACTTAGGGGCAATTTATCATTTACCTAAACAACAAGTAGTGCCTGCTTTAGAAAACGAAGAAGGTATTATTGAAGGATATTGGCATTCTAAAGATTGGAGTAACACGCAAAAAAACACACCAGTTTATTATCCTGCTTTTGGTACATCAAACGACGAAATAGAAATCTATTGTATTAAACCTTATAAAGCAGGGAAAAACTATTTTTCTGATCCTGATTATTTATCCGCTTTGCCTTATGCCGAAATGGAAGAGGAATTGGCTAACTTCTATATTAATTCTATTAAAAAAGGATTAAGCGCAGGATATATTATTTCGGTGCCAGATGGTGGAACAATGACACCAGAAGATAAAGACGAATTCGAGCGTAAAATAAAAGCTAAATTAACAGGTTCGCCAAATGCGATGTCATTTGTTTTAGACTTTAGAGGAACAGAAGCTAAGATTGAAATCATACCTTTTCCTGTAAATGATGCGCAGCACAAACAATGGGAATACCTAACAGGCGAAAGCAGACAACAAATAATGACAGGTCATAAAGTTGTAAGTCCTAAATTGTTTGGTATTATGAGTGACGGAGGTTTCGGAAATAACGCAAACGAATTAGACGAAGCCGAAGCGCAATTGATGAAAAGGGTAATACAGCCAAAACAAACACCAATATTAGAAGCGTTTGAAGAGGTTATTAATTTTTATGGCATCGTCTTAGACCTATACTTTGCACCGCTTACAGAGCCTAAAACAGTTCAGTTATCAGAGCAAAAAAAAAAGATTGATTTAAGTGAATTTGGAGAAGATGAAAATCTTGACGAATACGAATTGATTGATTGTAAGCCTATAGATATTGAAGAAGAAGAACGTTTAAGAGCGGTTGAATTTTCAACGGGGACGGCTAAACCATTGCAAAAGTCGAGATATGACTTATTCGACACTATTACACGCTATCGTTATGCTGGTAGCAAGACAGGACAGCGAGTTTTTTGCAAAGATATGCTATCGGTTAAGAAGATTTATAGAATAGAGGACATCGAAGCAATGAGCAATCAACCAGTTAACATTGGTTTTGGTCCAGAGGGAGCATCGACTTATGATATTTTGAAGTATAAAGGTGGCGTAAATTGCCATCATTATTGGGAAAAATTGACCTATAAGCGTAAAAATGAGAGCGTAAAAGTTGACCCAAAGTCACCACTTGCAATTGATAAAGCAAATAAGCAACCAGCTAAGGGGCTTGCAGGAATTGAACCTATTAATATGCCAAATCAAGGCAGGTTAAATTAAAGTAAAATGGCAGAATTACTATTTATTACCCCAGACGAAATGACTAAATCCACTATTTTAAGTGGAAATACTGACACGGATAAGTATATATTTTGTATTGCGGATGCTCAAATATCAGTAATAGAGCCATTACTTGGTTCATTATTATACGACAAAATAAAATCTGATATTGAAGGATTGGGATTAAGCGGTTTATATCTTGAATTGTACACCGATTTTGTCAAGCCAATTACAAAAAATGAAGCAGTAGCGCAATACATTGAGATTGCCTCTTATACGGTAGATAATGGCGGAGTTGTGAAACATACAGGCGATAAAATAGAAGTTGTTAGCAAAGACGAATGTCAATATTTGGCAGGTAAATATCATAATTTAGCGCAAATGTATATCGGGCGTTTTAATAAATGGATCTGCAAAAACTACCTTGAAGAATATAAGGTTTGTCAAGATGAAGTAAATGCTCAAAAAGTTAAAACAAGTTTCGGATGGAAATTATAAGCGGTTACGGCATAAAGTGCAAAGATGGATTGGGTGGAGTCAAAAAGGTATGGCTTATGCCTTATGTCAAATATCGATATAATGAAATTATTACCGATGATGTTAATTTGCTTTCATTTCCAGAAACTATAATTTATGAATTTAAAAGCCTTCAAAATCCTGTTCTTTCTGAAACAATGGAAATTACCGAAGGTGGCGACTTTTATAACCAAACTATATCTTTAGTTTTTGCAAAAAAAGAAGCTAAAAAATTACGTTATTTGAAAAACCTTGAATTTAGAATTATAGTTCAAGATAATAATAACGTGTATCATATTTTTGGACTTCGAACAGGACTAAGTGTTACTGGAATGAACTATACAACTGGTTCAGTCAAGACTGATTTAAATGGTATTAAAATTGATTTCACAGCAAAAGACGAAGAAGGTAGTTTTTTTATTGAAAACCTTTCGGACGCTGGATTTTTCGACAACGGAACAGAAGAAACATTCTACTTACTTTTTGAAAACGGTTTACCTATATATTTACAAAACAATAATAATTTAATATCACAAAATGGCTAACGAAACATTAATGCAGAAAACAATATTGAGCGACATCGAAGTAGATGGATGGCTATATATTGTTGACCCTACGGATACAACCGAAAGCGCACAAGGCACAAGTAAACGAATTTTAAAATCTGTTTTCCTTGCCGAACAAGACCAAAAAATTGTAGCCGCTATAACCGACAGTACCCTTATCGGAGGAGTGACCACTTCTTCAGCTGTACCACCAACAGGAAACATTCACGCTATAGGAGTAGGAGAAGGTACTTATACTAATTGGGGCGGAATGGTTGTTCCTGCTAATAATTTCGGAACGCTTCAAAGAGTTGATGGAGTATATTCAGTTAGTTTAACCCCGATTGACCTATCTGGCAAACTAAACGTTTCTGACTTATCAAGCAATCTTAATTCTACTGCTACGGATAAAGCATTGAATTTGGCAGGGGCGAAAGATTTATCTAATGCGATAGGAACTACTACATCCACAACATTTATTGAATTAAGTCCAAATAATATATTAGAATCTGGGAGTGAAACTGCTAATATAATGGAAAATCAATGGGCGGAAACAACAGAAGAAAAAAATTACTTTGACATATCGTTTATTAGACGAAGTGGAACGTCTAATGTTTTGGTTTATATTCATACAGGTTCTACTTTTACTTTAGTAGCTACAATTACACCTTTAGACGTATCTTCTATTCAAACTTTTAGAGTTAATGAAGTCGTTCCTATTGGTAGTAGAATAGCTGTAGTGGGTAATATTGGATTTTCAAATAATATTACTGGGGTTGGCCTTGCTGTTTATAACCAAAGCGATTTTTCTTCTGCTGGTTCATTTCCTACTTGGGATAGTCTTTATAAAGTTAAATTTTTTAAAGAAACGATAACTTTAAATAATGTTCCTGAATTAATACAAGAAGTTACAGGAGCTTCCGCAAAAACAATCGAAACATTAGATAATGAAATTACTGATTTAAAAAACATAACCACCGAGATTATTGATGTTGTTGAAACTAATCTACCTAATAATGTACTGGCATCAGGTATATCAACAGATTTAATAATGGTAAACCAATGGGGGCAAACTACAGAGGATAAAGATTATTTTGACATTTCATTTATTAGAAATTCAGGAACTGCCTCTGTAAAAGTGTATGCTTACAACGAAACTACTTTTACTTTATTAACAACCTTAACCCCTTTAGATAATGGCAATATTCAGACTTTTAGAGTTAATCAAATAGTTCAATCAGGATTTAGAATTGGTGTTCAAGGAAATATTGGATTTGAATCTTCGGGAGGGGTTACTGTTAAAATATATAACGCTACCACTTTTGCATCCGCAGGAACGTTGACAGGGTATGAAGGACTGTATAAAATAGACTTTTTTAAATTGACTTTAGTTGGGAAATCACCTTTATTATTTCCAAAATACCCTTCGTTATATGATAAAATAGGTGTGTCTGGAACTTCTATAACTTATGGGGTTGGGGCAACTGGTGGACACGGAGGGAATAATAAATGGTTGTATTTATTTAAACAAACATTAGATACTGTTCTCGGCAGAACCATCACTATAGTTGACGGTGGCGTTTCTGGACAAACATCAGCAGGAATGCTTTCAAATTTGCCAGCGTTGATTTCTGCAAATCCACAAATATTTCTTTTGGAAATGGCAATTAATGATGCCAAAATTGATGGCAATGGACAAACGCTTTCTCAATCAAATTCTAACTATAGGTCGATGATTTCTTTAATTAAAGCAGCAAATATAGTTCCTGTTCTATTTACAGGATGGCCTTTAGATTTATCAAATACATCTTTAGGAGATTTGACTTTAGAATTTTCGCAGTCAAAAAGAACAGATTTAAACAATTTAGCTCGAAAATTATCTACTGAATTAAATGTACAGTTAATTGATTTAGATTTGGTTTGTTCTCAAAATTATGAATTACTGAATGATGGCTTACATCCAAACGACAGAGGTCATTTGTGGGGTGCTAATGTTATAAGTGCGGGAGTAATTCAAAATGGAACTGTATAGACAAATTATAGAAGAGTACAAAAAAGACCTTTTAAGCTTAAAAATAAATCCTGTGAAAACAGCAATATTTCTGCTATTCACATCGATTTGCTTTTCGCAAACGGCTTTTGTTTCGGCAGGGAAAGAAAATTTTACAATTGGAGAGACATTTCCTATTATGCAGCAATGCGATACTGTTATAAATGAAGTATATTTGTCAGTACCAACATACACTATCGAAACGCCAAAACCGATAGTAATCAAAAAATTAACGTTTTGGCAGAAACTTTTAAAAATATTTGGATTATGAAAAATTGGATTACAAACAACTTTTTACCAATGCTATTAGTAGTAATTGGTTTTATCGCTGACGACACAACCATTGTTGTCAATTTCTTGAATGAAATAAGTGCGCCTACGTGGTCGTTTTCCGTTGTAAAATACATAGGTATGATTTGGGCTGCCTACAAACTTTACAATGCAAAATCACCGAAAATTAAAAATGAAATTGCAGAGGCTTACGCAACAGACCCAAACGACATTTTAGGTACAGACCGTCCAAATGATAGACCGTAAGCTAATATTGTATTTTGCTTTAGTATTTGCCGTGCTTGCTGATATGGCGCACGGCTTTTATTATATTGGAACAGCGTTCTTTTTTATGCTAATTTCTTTGTACATTTTTCTTGAGGATAAATTTAGTTTTGTTAAATTTGTGTTGTTGTGGTTGGCGGTGTGGAATTTGTTTAAGGAATTATTTTTAGACCCATTGCATTTCACAAAAACGCAATTATTTATCGTTTTAGCCGTAATAATTGCAAGACTATTTTATAAACAAAAAACCTATTAATTCCTATGGAAGATTTAAAAGCCATTAAATATGACGTTGAAAAATTAACACGCCACTTAACAAGACAAGAACAATCAACAAACGACAATACAGAGCTTTTATTAGAAATAAAGCACACATTAATCGGTAATAAGATGAACGGTAACGAGGGGCTTGTTACAGAGGTTGATAGGGTTGTCAAAAAAGTTGATTCGTTAGAAAAAATTGTCTTAAATTTGGTAGAGTTAAGTGTATTTATAAAATGGTTTTTTGGTATTTTAGGAGCATCAGGAATTGGTTTTTTGGTGGTAAAAATATTAGAGGTAAAAAAGTGAAATTATGAAAACATCACAAATAGGAATTGATTTAATTAAACACTTTGAAGGGTTGCACGATGGCGACCTATCGACTATCGGATTACAACCTAAAATGTGTCCTGCTGGAATTTGGACAGAGGGCTATGGTCGGGCAATGCGTGACAAAAACGGGAACTTTATAAAAGGCAAGGAAAACAAAAAACTCGCATACGCTAATATCACAATTAGAACAGAAGCCGAAGCCGAGAAAGCACTCGCAGAAGATTTGCCGCCATATGAAAGACAAGTCATTTTAAAAGCGAAAAGACCATTAAAACAAAATGAGTTTGACGCCCTAGTATCACATCAATACAACACGGGGGGTTCTTCGACTTTAACAGAAATGTCAAATTCAAATAATCCTTTATTGAGGGATTGGTGGGTTAATCACTATATTATGGGTGGTGGAAAAATATTGAATGGGCTAATTTCAAGACGTAGAGCCGAAGCAAAACTATATTTTTTAAATAAATAAATAAAAACTCATGAGCTTACAACCACAAACATACAACTTGCCAGACCATTACAGAGGCTCGACATTGTCACCTCTGACTATTAAGTTTAATTTTCCAATTACAGGAGCGACTATAATTTCTCAAATAAAGGCTCAAAGTGGGTCAAGCGTTATTCACGAATGGAAATCAGGGGTAAATATCACGGTTGTAAATGCTACAACAGGAGAAATTGTGCTACAGCAAAAAGACCTATTCGCCCCTGCTGCTGGGAATTATGTTTATGATTTGCAAATTAATTTTGCAGAAGGCACAAGCCAAACTTATTTGAAGGGTAATCTTAAAGTGATTCAAGATATAACAGTTCCTACAGTATGATAGAAATTACAGAAATAACGCAAGAGGTAAACTTAACGGTTGAAGAAACTACAAATTTGGTTAATATTGACGTTGTAGAAACTACTTCTTCTGTTAATATTGAAGTTGCTGAAACTGGATTGCAAGGACTGAAAGGGGATAAAGGAGATGATGGAGAGCAAGGACCTACTGGCGCAACTGGACCAATAGGACCTACTGGAAGTATCGGACCGCAGGGAGAAACTGGACCGCAAGGAATAAAAGGAGATACTGGGGATGTTGGTCCACAGGGATTGCAAGGAATACAAGGATTGAAAGGCGATACAGGAGAAACAGGCGCACAAGGTATTCAAGGTATTCAAGGAATAAAAGGCGATACAGGAACATCTGGAACAAATGGAAGTCAAGGCATTCAAGGAGAAACTGGAGCGCAAGGAATACAGGGGATACAAGGTATTCAAGGCGAAAAAGGAGATGATGGAAATACAAATGTTTTTATTCAACAAATTGACCCAGCATTATCTCAAGATTATGTTTGGTTTGAAATAGACGGCTCAGGAAATTTAACAACAATGTGGATTAATACTATATAATTATGCCTTTACAAAACGCTTTTGGGAATTTAGCTTTAGATGCTACATTCCAATCCATTATAAAACAAGAAGACGAGCCTCACGTATCGGGAGACAAAGGAATAATGATTTTAGGAATTCGCTCTGACGCTGATACCTCAACAGCTAGCGATGGAGATTATTCTGTTCTAAAGTTAGATGAGCAAGGGCGTTTAAAAGTATCATCAAAACCAGCATCATTTGCAGATGTTACAGGAAGTATTACAGCAATACAAGCCACAATAGGCACACCAGTTGCAGGCGCTACTGTTATTGGCGATGTGTCAAGAGCCAGCAATGTAATGATGTTTTGTACAGGTACTTTTGCAGGTGTAAATGTTTCATTTGAGGGAAGCCTTGAAGCTACAGGAGAAAGCTGGTTTGGAATTCAAGCAGTTAGAAGTAATGCAAATACTATCGAAACTGCTACAGGTGCTTTATCTGCACAACCAGTTTATGCTTGGGAATTATCTGTAAATGCTTTGTCAAGGGTAAGAGTAAGAGCAACCGCAAGAACTTCGGGAACTCAAAACTGGATATTTAAATTAGGTACTTATGCAACCGAGCCTATTCCAGCAGCGCAAGTTTCAGCAACTCAACCAGTATCAGGAACTGTGACTGCTAATCAAGGAACCTTAGTAACGCCGACAGCATCAAATATCAATAGTGCCGCTTCAACCAATGCGGCTTTTATAAAAAATGCAGCAGGAACAGTTTATAATATTCTTGTAAGTAATACCAATGCAGCCACACGATTCGTGAAATTCTATAACAAAGCAAGTGCGCCAACTGTAGGAACAGACGTACCTATTATTACTATTGCAGTTCCGCCAAACGGAACAATACACGCTGATATGGGAACTTTAGGGCATCGATTTGGAACAGGTATAGCAATAGCAATAACTACAGGTTCGGCAGATAGTGATACTGGAGCGGTTGCAGCAAATGAAGTAAAAGTATTAACGGCTTATATCTAAAATTATGATCCGCAAACACACTTTAGAAACAGCTGTTATTTTAGCGATGATTATATTGCTATTCTTGGCTTATGGTTGCGGTGGAACTCGTCAAACTGCAACAGAAAATCACTCCAATATTGAAATACAAAACAGCTATTCAGAAGGCTCGAAAATAGTTTTAGGCAATACTTTTACCTATACGCCATTTGATGCGCTTAAACCAATGAAAATTGATGGCAAAGAGTATATAAATGCAATTATAAAGAGTGATAAAAGTAAAACGGTTACTAAATGGAATGATCGAAATATAACAAAAACAATCACAATTGAAAAGAAAAAACAAACAACCAGAGAGGATAACACTTGGCTATACATCGGGTTATTTGCCTTTTTGGTTTTAGGTTTTTTGGCTTGGGTTAAATTGCCGAGTTTTAGAAAGGACATTTAATCTTTTTTTGCTTAGGTATTAAATTAGCATACTCTTTTTTGATTTTTTCAGATATTGCATCTCTTATGAATTGGCTAACATCTACGTTATAAGACTTCATTTTTTGAAGAGTTTTTAGCTGTATTTCGTTAACACGTATAACCTTTGTTTTAGTGTATTTTTGCATAATTGTAATACATTTGTAGCGGTTAGTTACAAGTTAGGGATAACCGCCCTAGATTGTGGATAATTTGAACTCTTCAATTACGTTTTTAGTCAATTCTAAATTACATTGAACTAAATCTTCAACAGTAAATAATTGAAACCAAGTTCTAAAACCTTCCTGTCTTTTTGTTAATCCAAGTCTATTTTCTCCGTAAGGAAAAACGAAATAATTTAAATTATTGTCTATTCCTTCTTTGTGAGATTCTACAAATTTGAAATTTTCAAACAAAACTTTTTGAGAGCCTTGTTTCCATTTTGTAAAAGCAACATTAAATAAATAACTACCTTCTTCATCGATATTATAATTTTCTAAATATGGTTTTGGACAATAGTTTCCGTTTGCATCACAAGGAACAAACATCCATTTTTCTAATGGTTGCTTTAAGAAGTGAGCGTATTGCGCTAATTTGAATAAATCTTTACTCATTTCGCTTTCTGTTTGTTTTACCATATTTTCGTTTTCTATAACGAAATCAGTCATTGATAATAATTTCATAATTAAAGTTTTAATTGATTAATTAATAGTTCGTGGTATATCCCTAACACACGCTACAATCGATTTGCTGTTTTATTGGAATCACATTTTCAATTCACGTTTCTACAATTCCAAAACTACTCAGGTTCTATTGTCGCAAACCGAGTGTAGCGCGGGAACGTTACAAGCAATACCTGTAACCCGACATAGTTAGAATACAAAATCCTTTTTCAAGTCCGTATTCTCCACCTTCGAAAATGTATTCAATATCTCTACTGTATTTGCAACCCGTTTCAATTATTGTGAAATTTATAGTATCACCTACTTTAAAGTTTCTATCATTTTTGCGAATTTCCCACGGCTTTCTTCCAGCGTAATATTCAATTGCGTATTCTTGTTTTATCTTCAATTCGTGAGTAGTACTGCTTGTAACACACGATTGTAGTGATTGGGTATCGTCTTTAATTTTCACATTGTTTTCCATCTTTCAGTTTTGTTTTAAATTTAATTATTCGTTTTTTATTTTATCCCAACCACGACAATCGCCGTCCGTTATATGAGATTTACACCCAATGCGGTAAAAAGAACATTTTAATATCTTCGTCCGTAATTTTTGAATCAGGATACAATTGATAAAACTTTGAAATAATCTCTACTTTAGTAAATGAAAGGTTTATTTCTTGTTCCTCCGCATCATCCCACCCGTTTGATAACTCGGTTATAAAACCAAAGAATGTATAATTTCCATTCATTCCATCCGTAATAAAAAACGGTTTATCTTTTGGTTTTCGTTTATCCCAAACTTCTTTATCATAAAATTCTTGTTCCCAAAAATCTTTTGTAAATTCTTCCCCGAATTTTAATCCGTAAATAAGATAATTTTCTACTCTTGTTGACATAATTCTGAATTTTAAAACCTCATATAACAATGCATTGTAGCAATTGTGGTACTTGGCTTGATTGATAAATTGTTTTGTACTTGGCTGGATTAGTGTTTAATCGATAATTTGGCAGTCCTAATCCACAACTGCAACAATGCTTAACGTTAGCGGTCAGTTAAAAAAATAGACCGTACAATTTGAAACGGAAGTTTTTTTTGTGCCGTTACTTGAAATATAATGATACTCTGTAAAACCATGATAATCTGATTGTCTAACAAAAGTGTTCATTCCACCAATAGATGGTATTATGAATTTGTCACCTTTTTTTAAATCATCCATCATTACTTTTGACGGATTACTAACCGAACCGCTAACATCGGTTTTATTCAATGCCTTTTCTTGGTTTGTGTCGGAAGTGTTTTTGCTTGTCATAAGTTTAGTATTTATTTGTGAAATTCAGTTTTGAATTACGGCACTGAAATAAAGCCGAGAACCGTTACGTCCTATTTTATTTTCAACAAATATACAACATATAAGTATATAATTAACAAACTAAGCTAATTTAGAATTATTATAAATATCATCATAATGTTGTATTATTAAATTTTAGTTGTATATTTGTCAAACAATTTAAAACAAAGAAATTATGAGCAACACGGAAAAATTTTACCAATGGATGAAAAGAATTAATAACATTTACTTAAATGATAATGACCGTATGGTACGTGCATTTCATAAAGTTGCTAATAATTAAGATTATGAAAACAAACAAACCAAAAAACAATCCTTACGCATTCCCTCAAACAGAATTTAACGATAATACTCATTCAGATTACAATGGAATGACATTAAGAGATTATTTTGCTAATTCAGCGATGCAAAGTATTATTACGAATGAAAAAATAAGAAATGCAATTGATAAAGGAACTAAAACTGGTGAAGAAATGAATAAAAAAATAGCTCTTACATCTTACCAACTTGCAGATGCAATGTTAAAACAACGTGAATTATGAAAACAATATACAACACTTACGTAATAATGGAATCACAGGAACAATGTGATAGAATGAAACAATTATGTATTGATAATAAATTATTAAAAAATTATTGTGATACTGATTTTTATTTTGATGCTATATATAAATATTTTCAATATTGTGAATATACTTTTTATTTAGGTAATTGTTCTTTTAAAAAAATTAAAATCACAGAACAAGAATTTATCAAACTTTTAAAAAACACAAAATTATGAAACTAAACACACACACATTTGATTTAAACGGAGTGAGTTTAACAGCTTATTATACGGTAAGCGGTAAATATTACCCAGCGACACTATATTTACCAGAGGAGTTCCCTGATGTTGAAGTACATAAAATAACATTAGAAGATAATCCAGTCGACATTCAAGAGTTATTACAAAATTACGAGGAAGAAATCTATAAAATATTAAATGATGAGCAAAGAGGATAGAAATAAGGAATTATTAGCTTATTGCATTTTATTAGCCGAGCAAGGAGAAAACACATTATTATTAAATAAATTAAAAGAAATAGAATTATGATACAATTAAAAAAAGCAACAAGAAAACAAGTAAAATTAAGGTTGGGTTTATCAGCAGTTAGCGGAGGTGGTAAAACAATGAGCGCATTATTAATGGCTTATGGAATGACAAATGACTGGTCAAAAATAGCTATTATAGACAGTGAAAACGGAAGTGCAAGCCTTTATAGTCATTTAGGAGAATTTAACGTTATAGATTTAGAAGCTCCTTATAGCCCAGAAAGATACATAGAGGCAATAAAAACTTGTGAAAACGCTGGTATGGAAGTAATTATTACAGACTCAATTACCCACGAATGGGAGGGAGAGGGAGGTTGTTTAGATATACATTCTAAAATGACAGGAAATGGATATACTAATTGGTCAATAATAACACCAAGACATCAGCGTTTTATCAATACCATGCTTTCTAGTAAGTGTCATATTATTTCTTGTGTAAGAAGAAAGCAAGATTATGAAATGCAATTGAACGAAAAAGGAAAACAAGCACCTGTTAAAGTAGGTTTAAAAGAAATTACTAGAGAAGGTTTCGAATATGAATTAACTATTAACTTTACTTTAGAAGTAAACCACCAAGCAACCGCATCAAAAGACCGCACAGGATTATTTATGGATAAACCGCCTTTTATAATAAATGAAGAAACCGGTAAGCAGTTAATAGAATGGTGTAATAATGGGGAAGTAATAAAAACACCTGCCGAAGAAATAAAAGAAGCTGACAGCATTGAATCCTTAGTTAGGATATGGACTAAATATAAATCATTACAAACTAATTTAGAGTTTGTAAAAGTAAAAGACAAAAGAAAAGAAGAATTAATAAGTAAAACTAAATAGAAATTATGAGCAAGCAATTAGCAGAACAACAAACAGAGTGGGATTTACACGAAAACCCAGAAACATTTATTCCTTTGGAATTTACGGAAGAAATTAAACCAGATTTATTTGGTTTAGAACTTGCAAAAGCGAAAGAAATGACAAGTGGTTTATCAACAACATTAGCAGAAAGACAAGTATTAAAAGATGCTTATGTCGATGTTATTGGACTTGAAATAACCGCTGAAACTTTGCCAATATTTAAAGAATTGCGTTTGAAAATCGTAAAAAATAGAACGCAAGGAATTGAAAAATGGCACAAAACTAACAAGGCTTTTTATCTTGCTGGAGGTCGTTTTGTTGATGCGGTTAAGAATAAAGAAATCGTAATCAATGAAGAAATGGAAGCTAAACTTTTGGATGCTGAAAAGTATTTCGAGAATTTGGAAAAAGAAAAAGCACGTCTATTAAATGAAAGTAGAATTGAAAGATTAAAACCATATGTAGAAGATGTTACTGGTTTAGATTTTTCTCCAATGAGTGACGAGGATTTTGATGATTATTTGCTTGGTAAAAAAACACGTTTTGAAAACGAACAAAAAGAACGTGAAGCCGAAGCATTACGAATTGAAACTGAACGTTTAGCAGAAATTGAAAGACAAAAAGCAATTGAAGAAGAAAACGCTAAATTAAAAGCCGAAGCCGAAGCGAAAGAAGCTGAATTACAAAAAGAACGTGCCGAAGCATTAGCAAAACAAAAAGCTATTCAAGATGAAGCGGATAAAAAAGCACGTGAAGAAAAAGATAAACAAGATGCTATTTTAGAAGAACAACGCAAAGAAACTGCAAGAATTGCTAAAGAGCTGCAAGATAAAAAAGATGCTGAAATTAAAGCAGAAAATGAACGTTTGGCAAAAATTGAAGCTGATAAAAAAGCTGCTGCATTGGTTGCAAAAGCACCTGTAAAAAAACAATTATCTGTTTGGGTAAATAGTTTTGAATTGCCAGAATGTAGTGTTAAAAACGAAGCTTCAAAAGAAATTATTGAAAAGTTTAAAGCGTTTAAAAAATGGAGTATTAATCAAATAAATAATTTATAAACATGGAAATTACAGGAAAAATTAAAGTAATAGGTGAAACTATTGAAAAAGGAACGTTTAAAAGTAGAAATGTAGTAGTTACAACAGACGAACAATATCCACAGCATATACAGGTTCAATTCGTACAGGATAAATGCGATGTTTTAAACGGTTATGAAGTTGGTCAAAATGTTACGATAGGAATTAATTTGCGAGGTCGTGAGTGGACAAATCCAAAAAGCGAAGTGGTTTATTTTAATACTATTCAAGGATGGAAAATTAGTAAATCAGAGCAAACTAATGAAATGCCTCCTGCCGAAGCTTTTGCACCTGCAACAAACATTAACAAAGACGAACCAGACGATTTACCGTTTTAATTTATTCACCCACTTATTAACCCACTTTAAACGGTGGGTTTTTATTTAGAATTAATATAAATTATATCATTATGTTATAGCGATTGGTATAAAGACTATCTTTGATAAAATTAAATAAATAGAAATTATGACACCAAAAGAAAAAGCAATTGAATTAGTAAATAAATTTAGCCCAATATTACCTTTTTATTCTGTAATGTATAATATAAATAAATCTAAACAATGCGCATTGATAGCGGTTGATGAAATATCAAATATAGTTTCGTTTGATGATTTAAGATACTGGCAAGAAGTTAAACAAGAAATAAAAAAATTATAACAATGAATCAAAACCAAACAATATTAAAAGAACTGATTAAAATATCAGGACTTACACAAAAGAAATATGCTGAATTTCATAATATATCAGCGCAGAAACTATCTAACTGGGTAACTGGATATAGAAATATACAGTTCTGCACATTAGAATTATTAGCCTTTGAAGACGGGTACAATATTAAAATAAATTATAAAATAGAAAAATTATGAAATTAAGAGAACAAATACAGTTAGCTTCAGAAATACCTTTATACGATGGCGAAAAAGAACGTTTAGAAAAAATAGCCGATGATTTTGCTATTGGGTTTGCGGAGTGGATTTGTGATAATTATGATAACGAATCAATATTTTTAGGAATAGTAGACATAAAAAGTTTATTAATTGATTATAAAAAAGAAAAAGGATTATGAATTTAGAAACTCAGCAAAAACAATTCTTAGAAATTACAGAACAAATGAAGAATATAATGTTTGCAAAAGGAAATGATTACGCAAATGAAGACAGGCTTTCAAACTTTAAACTTGCAGGGAATATATCAGGATTAACACCTGAGTTAAACTGTCTTTCATTAATAGCTACTAAAGTAGCTCGTTTAGGAGTGCTTTTAAACAACAATAAAACACCTAATAACGAAAGTATTCATGATAGCCTTTTAGACCTAGCAAACTACACTATTTTACTTACAATGATTTTAAAAGATAAATAAATTATGAAAAATAAAGAAACAATTGAAGAAGCTGCTGAAAAAGAATCAGAAGTTCAAGGCTGGGGTAAGTATGACGGTTCATCTGAGCAGTATGCTATTAAGGAATCATTTATTAATGGTTATAAATTGGCAAAAGAAATAGGAAGAGAGGAGAGAGAGGAAGATTTAAAGTCAGCTTATAATGCTTCAGACGAAGGTTGGGTTGGATTTGATTTTTGGTTCGAACAATTTAAAAAAGATACTTGGTACAACGAGGAAAAAACTAATAAAAGAATGAATATTATCGGTCAAAACGGAAACGATGGAACTCACTATGAAACTAAATAAATTATGAAAAAATACGATTATTTAAACCCCGAAATTATCGAGAAAATTAAGGAAAATAAAAATAATACCCAAATCGCAAATGAATTATTGCCAGATGGAACTTATGCTGAATTAGATTATTTAAGAAAATATGTTTCTTTTATAAAATCAAATAAAGGCGTTTTAAATGCTTGCGAAAATCTAAGTGTTGACCCATCTACTACTCCGATGTTGTGGTTAAAAACAAAAACAGAAAGCATAAGAGTTACAAATCCACTATTTATAAAACCTGAAGAAAAACTTTTCCAAGACTTAAGCAAAACATTAATAAATGATTTAAAGAATTATTCGCCTAAGTTCCTAAAATTAGAACGGATTGAAGATAATGATTCTTATTTACTTGTGTTAGACCCAGCGGACATTCATATAGGAAAATTATGTAGTGCGTTCGAAAGCGGTGAAACGTACAATAATCAGGTTGCTGTTAAGCGTGTATTAGATGGCGTTAGAGGTATTTTACAAAAAGTATCTTCTTTTAAGATTGATAAGATTTTATTCATAGGTGGAAATGATATATTACACATAGATAGCCCAAGAAGATTAACAACTTCAGGAACTCCACAAGATACAGACGGAATGTGGCATACTAATTTCTTAATTGCAAAACAATTATATGTAGATGTTTTAGAAATTCTTTTAACCGTTGCTGATGTACACTTTACATTTAATCCATCAAATCACGATTATACTAATGGTTTCTTTTTAGCAAATGTAATAGAAACGTATTTTAAAAATTGCGAAAACATTACTTTTGATTGCTCGATAATGCACAGAAAAGGATTTCAATATTATGATAATTTAATTGGTACGACTCACGGAGACGGAGCAAAACAGCAGGATTTACCTTTATTGATGGCTGTTGAATTTAGCAAAGAATGGAGCGAAACCAAACACAGATACGTATATACGCATCACGTACACCACAAGACAAGCAAAGATTATGCTGGTATAACAATTGAAAGTCTAAGAAGTCCAAGCGGAACGGATAGTTGGCATCATAGGAACGGATTCCAACACGCAAAAAAAGCAGTTGAAGGATTTTTACATTCAAAAGATAACGGACAAATTTTAAGAATTACACATTTATTTTAAATAATAAACGTAACAAATAATAAACAAAAACGTTACAAAATGTCAAGTTTTTAGCAATATTAACTTGACATTTAAAAATAATAAATATAAATAAATATGAAAAAACAAAGTAACCTAACCAGAATTAAACGTATTTTATAATTCTACCGCAAACGTGGTTGTAATTCTGAAAGAGCAAATGAAGTTTATCGAAAAATTATAAAAGAAAGATTATGCTAACAATTACAAACGAATGCAATTTGGAATTAATGAAAAGAATAGAGAATAATTCTATTGATTTATTATTAACGGACCCACCTTTTGGAATGGATTTTCAAAGTAATTACAGAAAAGTTAAGCACGAAAAAATTGAAGGGGATAACAATTTAAATTGGTTTCCAGAATGGATTAAGGAAATAAAAAGAGTTATGAAAGATGATTCACATTTATACATATTCTGCAGTTGGCATAAAGTAGAAGTTTTTAAAACAGAAATAGAAAAGTATTTTAAAATAAAAAATATTTTAATATGGGAGAAAAACAATACAGGAATGGGGGACTTAGAAGGTGACTACGCTCCTAAATATGAAATGATTATATTTTGTAGTAACGGAAATAAAAAATTAAAAGGTAATAGAGATTCAAATATTATTAAAGCCAAAAAGACAGGAAACGAATTTCACCCAACGCAAAAACCTGTTAATTTAATGGAGTATTTAGGAGCGTAGTCACCTTCTAAGTCCCCCATTCCTGTATTGTTTTTCTCCCATATTAAAATATTTTTTATTTTAAAATACTTTTCTATTTCTATTTTAAAAACTTCTACTTT